ATTCTGTTTTACTTTAGGAGGTTTAATATCATCTAAATTTAAAGTAAATTCTGTTCCTTCTTCACACTTTTCGCATTTATTTACTAATGTAGTTTTTTCTCCTACAGACTTTGCTCTTATTTGAGTAAACATATAATCTACATCAAAGGTTGCTAAGCTGTTTAAGTCAATTTTATCAGAAACGCAGCTTATTAAAGTGTCTAGCATAGCTCCTAATATTTGTTTTCTATCCTGAGACTCTGATGCTATCATTAATATTTTTTGTTCTTTAACTAAGAACGGTCTGTATTTTACTTTTTTTCCTGTTGATGGAATAACCATCTCATAACCAGGTGTTTCATTAATTTTTGGTAAAGCCATAATAACTCCTAAAAGCCTAATCCTATATTTACTAATCCACTCAAAGCACTTTGCTCTACTTGTTTCACTTTAGTATAACTTAATTGAATTGTTAACTCAGCTAACGTATCTAAGTCGTTAGTTAGCTGAATGGTTTGTATTGATGTAGGAAACGCATCTTCTAATACAACTGAATATACAAAGTCTCCACCTACTCCTAATTGTAAGTTAATAGGACCTGCTTCAAGTTGTTTAGTTAAGATAGGTTTTCTTAATTGATGTATTTTTACATCCTTTACGTAATCTTTTTTATATGCTACTTCTCCAGTATCTTCGTTTAATATTGTACTCTTCCATCCTTCAAAGAATTTCTTAATACCATAATCGTTTAATAGATGAAATGACATGCTAACATCTGGACTAGCATATCCAGTAGCTACTCTTTCTCTAGTCATTCCTATAATTCTATCTGATGTAAGTATCTGTTGTCCAGGTATCTCTGCTGTTTTACATAAAAGATCTATCTCTCTTGATGTAGACTGTCCTCCATCAAACCCTGGAATAGGAAGAGGTATACCACTAAAGCCTCCTAGTCCTGGAATGTTTAACCCACCTCGTCCAGCTTCTATTTGTATTAAGAAGTTGTTTGCCATAGCAAAACCAAGTTTGGTATTTACTAGACCTTTTAGTTCTTCTATTGAGGTAGCCATTAAATCATTTTCCTTGAATCTCTATAAACTTGTCTATCATTAGCTTTTTCAAAATCTGCTGTAGGAAGAAAAGCGGCTATCTCCCATTCAGAAGCTGGTATCATTGCAAATCTACTCTTTACTTGAGATGAGAGATAATGTTTAAAACAAGGTTTAAAATATTTTAAAGATGCACTTCTATTTAACATATTATAAGTTAATTGAAACTTTGTTGTATCGTCATAAATTTTATTGTTAGTAACATCTAATAAAGCATCTAAGAACTTAGCTCTCAAAGTCATCGGTAGGTAATGTAGGTTTAACCCATAGAACCCTTTCTCTGCTGGGGAGACAATGATAGACAATGGGAATCTATCGTAATATGGGAGAGTGTCCTTTGTCTTAGGGTCATAGAAAAACATATTCATTGTACCTAAAAGCTGTTTATTTCTAAGCTCAATAGGCTCTTCTCTCATAAGTTGTCTTCTATTAATATTCTTTAACTCAGATACCTTATCTTGAAACCAAGCACGAGACTGTCTAGTACGAGGATTAATTCCTGCTCTAAAAGCTGCTGCTGATAATGTCGTAAATAAATTTGCCATAAAACTATTTATCTCTTTTTTCTTGGTTTTCTATAAGGTTTAAGAGGTTTCAATGGTTTCAACTTACCTTTGAGTTTTGGCATTATTCCCATACTCTGAAGAGTATCTTCTGTCCATATTTGAAACTTCCAACCTCTATCTTTAGCATAGTCATTTGCAGCTTCCCACTTGTTCATATTCTTAACATATGTAAGCGCTTCGTTAATATAGCGCTTTGACTTATCAGGTCTTTTAGGTAGTTCTGTTTCTTTAGCTGGTTTAATTTCAACTAAGATTGTTTCTCCAGTATTAAACTTTATTTTTAAATCAACAAAATATCTATGAAATTTTTTATCTACTTCGTATAAGTAAGGCACAACAATTTCTTCAGATGACCACTCAACAATCTGATCATGAGTATCACACCAAATAAAAGCTTGTCGTTCCCAACCTGATCTATAAACGACCTTTGAAGGATCTCCCTTATACTTGTTAGGATTCTTTACTTTATACTTTCCAGAATATGCGCGCATTTGATTATAAATAGTTTAAATAAATTTTTATTTATAAGGTACTAAAATGGTGTATGGCGAAACAATAGAACAAACCAATGCTTTAAATGAACGTAATACTAGTAGAAAAGTTAATTTACTTCAATATCCTCTAGATAGACAAGATAGAGTAAAAGCACGGGTAAAGTTTCAACCAGTAGAAGTTCTTCCTCCTGAAGTTGATACATCTAGATTTATAAAAGGAGCAAAAGAATTAGCGTTAGGAGATGTAAGTGAGTCAGAATGGTTTAATCCTAACGCAGGTTTTAATGTAGCAAGAGAAAAACAAAGAATATCTCAAAATGATATTGGTGATAATTTAAGGGCGGCATCACAAGATAGAATAAACAAGTTAAAAGTAAATCCTACTAACGACTTTGTTTATCTTTATACTCCTATTTCCTTACAGTTTAATGATGGTGTAGATATATCAAACGCAAATTTAAATGTAGGAGGCGCTGCTACTTTAGGTTCTTTATCTCAAGGGGGTGATGTACTTAGTTCGCTCATGAGCGGAATAGGTTCTGCAGCTGGAAATATATTTGATCTAATTTTTAAAGGTGGAACATTAGATGCTGCAGGAGCAGTTACTGCATCTAGACTAGTTGATCTTATTCCAGGACTAAGTGTAGCAGCTAACGCTACTAGAGTTGCTCTTCAGGTTACAGCTAACCCGAATGTAAGAGCTATATTTCAAGGAGTCAAATTAAGATCATTTAACTTTCAGTTTAAATTTATTCCTGTATCTCAAAATGAAGCTATAGAAGTAGAAAAAATAATTAGGTTCTTTAGAAGAGAAATGTATCCTGAACATATTAACCTAACTGGAAATTCAAACATACCATACGGATATAAGTTTCCTAACTTGTTTAAAATAGCAGTTCAATATGATACTTCTACAAATGATATTAATAACTTTAGATCTCTTCCTAATATGTCGATAGGATTAAGTTACTTGTCTAATATTACTCATAATTATAATCCTAGTGCTTCAGTATACCATAAAGACGGAAGACCTTCAGAGATTGATCTTACATTAGTGTTTACGGAATACAGAACATTAAGTAAAAAAGATGTAGATAATGATGAACTAGCTTATGGGGAGAGACTAGGATGACATACTTTAATAACTTTCCTGTTACTTTCTATCAGTTTGGTAATAATACTACTACAACTATATTCAAAGACTTATCTATATATTCAGATGTTATTGATCAAGTAAAAGATGCGTCTACAACATATGAAAAGTATACTATAATAGAAAACTTAAGACCAGATCAAGTGTCTTATGAATTATATGGTACTCCTAACTATTATTGGACCTTTTTTATCTTAAATGATAATATAAAAGAACAGGGATGGCCTCTTAGTAATGATTCTTTGCTAGCTAAAGTACAAAAAGTATTTCCTAATACAGTAATTAGAACTAATACTTATTTAGCAGATTCTACTGTTTTTATCCCTGGTACTGTAATTAGAGGTACAGTATCTGGTACTATTGCTACTATAAGTCATAGACATTTAGATTTAGGACAGTTTGTAGTAGAAGGAACTAAAACTTTTACTGCTGGTGAAACAGTTATTGCGGTCGATACTCCTACTTCTACTTTAACATTGAAGAGTTCATCTGCTGAATATTTGTCTGCAAGATATTATACTGACGTAGAGGGTAATATTAAAAACCTGATAGACTCTAATACAGGGTTAATATCTGACCCAGGAGCTCAAGATACAGAAGTAACTCAGTATGATTACTTTGTAGCTCAAAACAATTTATTAAAAACTATTAATGTATTTAAACCAGAAGTAGTTGGTCAAGTTAATTCAGCATTTAGAGAAGCATTGAAGTCCTAATGAGTGAAATTAAATATAAAGATGGTGGGTCTCCCTTTATAATAGAAGAGTGTTTCTTATCTTCTTCTAGAATACAGACTACTATAGAAATAAAATCTTTAATAGCTGATTTTGTATTGTATGAGCATATAGAAAAGCCATATCTTACTGGAAAGATTAGCATAACTGATTTTGATGGTATAATTCAAGATATAGCTTTTGGTGGTGACGAGTTTATTGATATAGTTATTAAAAGACCTGGTAATAAAAGTTCTTTATCTTTAAAATTTCATTTAGATAGAATTATGGCTTCTTCAAAGTCAAACGAAAAAGTAGAAACTTATTTCTTTCATATGGTTTCTGAAAGTGAATATAGATCTAATGCATCTAATGTAAACAAATATTATACAGGTCTTCCTAGTAAGATAATTCAAGATATAATTAAGCAATATACAAATTTAGATATTTCTTCTGACAGTAATCAATTAGATGCATCACTTCCGCTAAAGGTTATTATACCTAATATGAGTCCTTTAGATGCGGCTTCTTGGATAAAGAAAAGATCAATTACTAATGAAGGTATGCCTTTCTTTTTATATCAACCTTTGAGAGGAAATAATTTAATTTATACTGATCTTGGTTCTGTGTTAAGACAAGAAGTAGCTAACCCTAATACACCTTTTGCTGATTGGCAAGCAGCAGCAGAAATACCAGGAGTGGCTAATACTCAACAAATACTTAATGTTAATTTTAATAATTCTGAAAATTTATATGATTTTGTAAGAGATGGTTTTGTAGGAGCTAATTATGATTATTATGATACTCAAGTAGGATCTTTTAAACAAATAAAATTAAGTATTAGAGAAATATTTAATAAGTTAAGATTATCTAATACATTAGAACAAAGCGTTCTAAATTATGTTTATCCTTTTGATTCAAGAATTGATGATACATTTTTAAGTGATAAAGTTAGTAGAAGTATTGCTTCTTGGCCCTCTAGTGGTTCATATAATCAGGGATTTACTAAATATGCTTCATACACAGAAGAAGAAAATCATGAAACTTATTCAAGAAGAGTAGCTGGTATAGCTATTAAAAATATATTATTAAAGAGTAACATGACAGTGACAGTAAAAGGAACAGACTTTTTAGATAATGAAGAGAATTATGGAGTAGGAAGATTAATTAGATTTTTATTTGCTCGAAATAAAGAAAATATTCCTACAGACGCTCAATCAGCTCTTGATCTTAGAAAATCAGGTAACTATCTAGTTATGGCAGCTAGTCATTCCTTCACAAAGAATCCAGATAGTTATAATGTTACTCTTTACTGTACTAAACTAGAGAGTGTAGATAGTAGTCTTCGGAGAGTATCATGAAATC